TACGACATAGCTTCATGCTTACCTAATGTATCTACAATCACATCATAAGTTTCATACTTACCTTTGTTGTAGTGTTCAGGGCTATTTACCATATCTTTATTAGCTGAATGTTCAAAAGTTTTATACTCTGAAATATCTTTATCTTTAAAAGGGAGTGCTTCTTCACCATGCACTTCTCCACAAGCATCGCAAACTTTAGTTTCTTCTTCCATTTGTTTACGGACATTTCCTAAATACTCTCCATATAAACTCATTATGCAGTGCCTTCAGTCTTAGTCCAACGACTTAACTGAATTACATTACTCTTTGATTTACTTGAATCAATTTCATCTATGTTCATCTTATTCATTTCTTCTCCTACTTTAAAAGCAAACTCAGGGTCAGAGTTCATTAAATTAAAACAGGCTACTAATGCATAAGTAACTTCAGATAAGTAGTCAGCATCTTCATCATTAAGTTTTTCAGTCGGCATCATAACTGCATTGACATGCACAGTAGTATCCCACTCACCTTCCTTAGTAAAGTTAGGTCTAAGAACTACAGCAGTATCATCTTTCTGTATTGGTATACCTTCTTCAGGGTCAAATTGTTTTGTTTCCATATCCATAATCAGTCCTTAAATTTAAGTTCTTGTTGTACTTCTCTCTTAACAATTATATCCATAACATTTCTAAATTTATCTCCATGAACTTTACTAGACCTATTAGGATTTTTAATTGTTTCTTGTACGACTGGATTTCTCTGTTTAATCATTCCCTTACCCTTTCTTTTCTTTTGGAAACTTGATGAATTTTTCATTCGTTAGTTTTTTAATTTTAGTTATTTCATTAATCCATTCATCTGGAATTTCTTTGGTAGAATATTTAAACTCATATCGTTCACACCAATCAGCATATGTAGTTTTAGAAATTTTATTTATCTTTCTTCTACTGCTTTCAAATACAAATCGAATGTCCAGATTAGGATGTTGTTGTTTAATTAATAAATGTTTTCTCCTATCTATCGGAGTAAACAATCCTTTGGATTCAATAAGAATCCCGTTTGGTAGTATAAAGTCAGGTGTGTACTTCCTGTATGCTAAATCTTCCCATTCAATTTTCAATGGCTCATACTTAGCTTTTACACCCTGTTCTTTTAACTTGTCTTGTATCTTTTTTTCTAGTCCACTACGAACCCCCCTTCTTCTAGCTGCAGCATATGCCTTACCATTAAACACCTCGTAACTCCGTATAACATACCATCGGAGGTATCTCTGCTTTCGATACTACTGACGGTCTTTCTTTTAGAGTAGGCCAACACTCATTCCTGTAACTACACCAACCACATTCCCGACACAGCTTACGATTACCTGTGAGTTTTTTGTAATAAGTTTCTGGCTCATCATTATACACTCTACGAAAAGAATTTTTATCTAGTTCCTCTGCTACGTTATTAGCTTTATTTATATTAGCATCTACATCTAAGCCTGTTGCAGGTACATATTTAAAATCCCCATTGGCTTTGTTAATAACCCACCAACCACCAGGCTTTACCCCACAGGCTTTTGCATACCCTGCTAGTTGTGCTATGTAACCAAAACTATCTCCTGCTGCTAGGGTGTTGTAGTCCTTGAACTTATTTTCGTAAGACCAAGGACTAGCAGTTTTTACATCATCTACCTTACCATCCATAATTAGGTCAGGTGTACCCTCAATTTTGTGGCGAGATAAATTAAGAGTTACCTTTTCCCCGTTTTGGTAATCAACACCACTTGCAGTAAGTATGCCTTTGAATACAGACTCAAGTACATCTCCTATCATCATGTTAATAACAAAGTTTGATGTAGGTGGCAAAGCAGTATGTTTTTTATTTTTATCAAACCATAGTTGACAATAAGGTCTACCTAAGTTTGACATACGCAATCGAAAATCATTATTGCTTTTATCTACAAACTGCTTTTTAAGTGAGTCTCTGATTTCATCAGTCACCCTGTCAATAACTTCTTCAGACATAATGGAATCCGAACTTTTTACATTCGATAGGTACTGTCTGATTCTAATTTCTGCAGGGTGAGTAATCATTAAGCTGCCTCTGTTACTTCAACAAATTCATTGACTAGATTATTCTCGTCCTTCTTTGCTGAATCAGAATAAGCATTTGCAATGTAACTGTTATAACCCTCAATCCAAGCATTGAAATCTTTAAACGTATCTTCATCTTGAGGATTTTTTAGTTCAACTACACCAGAGTCTAACTCCACACTTGGAACATAATACTTAGCACCAGAAGCAATACTTCTTTCCTCTGTACCTAGCTTTAAATTCTTTTGTGGAAGTAGAAACTTTTGTTTAACCATCTCAGCAATCGGGCCACCCATAATTTTAAAGGCTTCCTTGTTGTCTACCTCATAAATAAAAGGAATAGGATCAACTGCTTTATCTAAAGTAGCAGACTCTCCCTTTTCATTTACAGGGGCAGTCAATGTAACATGACCAAACAAAACCCGAACTCTTTTAATAGACTTAATTAAGTCCTTCTGGTCTTGAGGTAAAGAGTTGTAATCCTCAATCCAACCACTAGGCTTACCACAATTAAAACCGCCTGTGTTATCTCTTAGATCCCCTTTCAAATCATTTGCCATTTCTGTCTTGACAAACATACCCTTACCCTCTGGCCCACCAGAAGTTAGATACCTCTTGTACATAAACTTCTGTTGGAACAATCGAATCTTAGGATTAGAATCATAAAGTTTTGTATCATCAGGTAGTGTTAAACAAAAACTTCCTGCATCTACAACTTCTACTTTCTTTTTCTTACCTTTGATTTCAGTCTCACCCATTACACCTGAGTGGTCTATCTTCAATCGTGCAAGTGTGCTAGTTTGTTTCTTAGTTTTTGTGTCAGCTTCCATGCCCATAGCTTGAGCAAGTTGATTAAAGTTTGACGTATTTAATGTTGAAATATCTGTACTCATAAAGTCCTCTCATAGTTCAGTTTGATTTAACCAATCACTTCCAATCTTTCCTTCTAACAACAATGGCACGTTTACTTCTATGCCATATCTAGCTTTAATTACAGCTACTAGATTCTTTTGTACATCCTCAATGATATCAATTACTTGTTGCTCTTCATCGGGATGTACATCTATAACGATGGAATCGTGTACAGAGTTTACTACACAACTCCTATATCCGTCAAGTTTATTATACAGTTCTACCAATACTACAGGTACTATATCTGCCGTAGCAAATGATTGTACTGGATAGTTTTTAATCTGTGTAAAGTTAGTTACTGTACCGTCCCTTCTCCTTTGTGTATCAGGAAAGGCAAATTCCCTGCCACTAGGTATTCTAATAAACCCATGCCCGACTGCTTGATTAGCTAGTTTCTTGTGCCATTTACCTATACCTTTGTACTTTTCAATAAAGTGTTTGTAGTAAGTAGCTTCAGCTTCAGTCCTGCCATAACCTGTAGCACCATACAACGGGGCAAACGTGTGTGCCTTTGCAACTTGTCTCGATGTGGGCTGTCCTGCATCTGATATAACTTTTGCAGTGTAGCTGTGTACATCAAAACCTTCTGTCACTTCTTTAATAGCAACAGGGTCTTGGCTGAGATAAGCTGCCACCCTAAATTCTAGTTGTGCAAAATCTGCTTCTAATACTTTGCCCCCCTGGAATCGAGATACAAAAACTTTTTTAACAGGAAAGGTAGAACCTCTAGGCATGTTCTGCATATTCGGATTAGCTCCACTAAATCTACCAGTAGCAGTAACATGCTGATTTAACCTGACATGTAGGAACCCGTCTTCTTTTACAAAGTCTTTTATGCCTTCAACAAAGTTTGATAAGTAGCTTGTGATAGCTGATAGTCTTCTAAGTTTAGATAGAAACTCAGATGCTTCTGTCATCCCTTTACTATTAGCAAATCTTTCTAGTATTTCTAAGTTACCTTTGGATGTACTAAACCCACTAGCACTGGCCCACTTTGCACTAGGAGGACTAAACTTTAACCCTGCTACCTTATTGCTTTCTTCATACACAAAGCCTGAACCACCACAGACATTACACTTGGTAGCTTTCTTAAATGGATTACCGTCCTTTTTAGTTTTATAGAACTGGCCCTTACCCTTGCACCTACTACATTGCTTTGCTTTTGTTTTAAACAAAGTCTTGAAGTGCTTTCTAATTAGTCCTTTGAAAACATTTGTAGGTGTGTGAGGTTCAATGCAAGAGTGCCATGCATTTTTATCTATAGGTTTTCTACTAAACAAAACCCAAGAGAGTTGTTCTGTACTGCCAAGATTAATAGGAGTATCACCCATAAGTTTTTTAGTAAACTCCTGTAGGCTAGTCTCTAGTTCTAACTTTTCTTTTCTAAACTCTTTTTCTACATCATCGAGTCTATCCATATCAATTTTAAAACCAGACTGATACATCCTTGCAAGTACAACTGCAACTTCATTAGTTATATCAATAACATTTTTTAGTCCTGCATCTTGATTAGACTCCAATCGTAGCTGCATCTTTTGATATAACTCTTTAGTACATGCAAGGTCACATCGTAGGTAATAGTCTAATTCTTTTCTAGGTATGTCCCGTGTGCTGTAACCCTTCTTAAAATATTCTTTCAGGGTGTCCTGCTTTTCAGTAGCACAATCATATTTTTTAGCAACCGATTTTAAATCTAGGGGTTGTTTGACTCCTCGATTGAGTATGCATTCACATAACATACTGTCGAACACTCTGCCTTTGTATGTGAATCCAGATTCCCACAACCATAGAAGATCGTGATTAGCATTGTGCATGACAAGAGTAGTAGTTTCATTTAAGATCCCCTGTAGTTCATTTCGGTTAGATACAACATCATCACTTTCATTAAGGTCACGATGGTCGAAAGTATAAGTGGATGAATCTTTAGCATCCAATGGGTAAACACCAACCATAACCAGAGAGTTTGTCCTCTCGAATGGGTCAAGGTGTTTCTTACTGTTCTTAGTTGTGACTGTATTTTCAACATCAAGTATTGTTATACTCATCTAGTAGCCCCTTTTTTTGTAACCTTGCAATGATTACTTTTTTTATTATGTCTTTAAAAAAATAATTATACCCAACATCATCTGCTTCTTTTAGAAAATCTTTAAGAGGAGTTTTTAATACTTCATCATGCTCACTGTTTATTAACTCTTCAAGTTTCATTTTCATATATTTCTCCTTTGCATAGGGAGTATTAATTACTTTACTTATTCTATCAAATACACTCACGAGGTATACTCACCTGTATTATAATCAAACTCACAATTAACAATTCGATGGACACCAGATATTTTATTCTTGACTACATTTAAATACCTCATCCCATCGTCCTCTGTCTGGTCATTAAGTGGTCGATTCTTTGCTATCAGAATCATTAGGTCACACTCTCCTGCTAGACCAGTTTTACTGCCCTCTATCATCGCCTGACTTAATCGAACTTTATCTTCTGCTTCAGCCGATAGTTGTGTGCAATACACAACAAGACATCCATAGAGTTTACCTATGTTCCTTGCGTAAATTGCATTAGCTTTTAGTACCTCGTGGTTGTTAGTGGAAGAACCTTCCTCAGAAAACTTACTACCTATGTCAAGAACAACTATGTCAGGCTTATGGTTTTTAATAACTGACTCTGCCCATGACATAGTTTTACCTGTAGCATCTATAAACTTTATGTTGTCCTTGATAGGGTCGTACAATCTATGTGCCTGTTGTTTATCTTGTTTTATCTGTTGCATAGTCATACCAGTACAAGCAGTCATGTACCTAGCTGCCACACGTTCTGGTTTCTCTTCATTACATAAGACTAGAATCTTAGCATTCTGATGCCCCCAACCATTAGACCCTGCACATAACGTGGCATGGAAACTAGACTTACCTACATTAGACCTAGCACCTATGACAAATAGCATACCACCGTCCAGTCCTTGAACTGCCTGGAATAATGAATTGATATTGAATCGATACTTTGTATTACTACTTGCACTAGTGATTAGATTCTCAACAGAGTTATCTAAGAAGTCAGCTTTTACTGTAGGTGTAAAATCATCTTGATGGGTTTCAAGTAAATTTCTCAGGGGTTCCATGGTAGTCATGTCCCCATTGACATATTGAAATCCAAGGTTAGCTACTTCTTGTCCAACAAACTGTCGGAACATACCAGACAATACTTCGTTGGCTACATCCGAACCAACTATAGAACTATTCTCTATCTGTTTAAAGATAAGTTCGTACTGATGTTTCTGTGAGGTAGTTAGTGTAGGATTCTTAGAGAAGAATAAACCTTTGACTTCATCTGTGGTTAAGTCCCTGTCGAACTCATCCATTGCATAGTCAAGAGTTTCTTTTATCTTCCGTAAGTCTTTTGTGAATACTTGAGTGGGGCATTTGCCACCCCGAACTGAATCATAAAATTGTTTATTGTGTAGGCTCTTTAATATCTGTTGTTCCATGGAACTCCCTTTTAAGTTTTTGTAAGTATGCAATGTCTTCTGCCCGTCTGTATTTTATATCATCTAGTAGCTTCAATGCAAATGCATCAATGCCATTAGCCTTTAACTTCCTAGTGTACTCAATAGTCTTGGGTGCAGCATCAGGGTCAAGAGCTACTATAACTTTCTTGTAGTCCTTTAATCCTTGAATATGATTCTGATTTATTGTTGTACCTAAAATAGCAACTCCAGTTAGTTCTAAAGTTTCTACTACTGAAGCACTGGTACAGTCCTCTACTATAACTGCAATAGTACAGTTACCTCGGATAAAACCATCAGCTTCACTTCCATACCGTTTCCATTTAGGTATTACTTTAGAGTCTACCGCCCTGCCTATAGCATCTACCATCGTGCCTTCAAGGAACATTGGGAATACGATTCGATCTTCTTTGACATCATAGTGTAAGGATAATTCGTGTGAATCTATCCCATATCTATTGCAGTATTCATCGAGTATATCCTGCTTAGTCCCCTTGACTACACTCTCAGGTAAAACAAACTGAGTAGGTTTAGCCACATTCAAACCTGCAAAGGCTTTGTCTGTATCTATTTTAAAATTACTATCCATGCGTTTTCTAATCTCCTCAACTGTCATGTTAATTCTAGTAGTCCCTGATAGATTGCAACTGTTGGCATAACAATTCCAAAGTAACTTACCCATGTCATTAGTAGCTGTAAATGTATTACCCCTATGGCATGATGGACATTTACCTCTATGCCTTTGTCCGTCAGCTAAATCTAGGCTTTCTACATATCCTCTTACATTAATCATGGTCTACCTAATAACAACTTTGGTTACTGAATAGTTGTCAGGATTTAAAGGTCTGACACATTCTTTAGCTAATGTTACAGACTTTATATGCCTGAAGCCATTACCTGTAACTACATCTACTACATCATCTTTCTGCCAGTCGGGGGTTTCATCATACTCAAGTATTAATTTCTCCCCTTGATATGTTTCTTTGATAACTGTAGCTACCATATTAGTAGGAGTGATAACTTTGTCCCCTGTTTTGTAATCATAAATTTTTGCCATATCTTAAACCTTTTCCCAATTTTTAAATTTCAAAGAGCCTCCAAACAATTTTTCTTTTACTGGAAAAAAGAAACAGCCCCCATAACTTCCAGAATAAATTAAAGTACGATAAACACCTTTACGAGTGTACATATATACATGTCTACCGTCATCACTTAAAAAAGCATTTACTGTATTTTTAAAACCCTTAACTTTTAAACGGCACAAATTATTATTTTCGTGAAACTTATGTACGTTTGGCATTGCTGTATTTCTATTTACTTCAATGATGTTGTCTTTATTCATAGCTTATTCTCCCTTTCTCTTATAGTATATCACCGCCCCCTGCCTTAAGTCGGAGTCTACAGGCTTCGGAGGAACTTGTCAAGGTATTTTTCATGTAAGGCTTTACTGACTGTGGATTCTCATGCCCACTAACAGCCATGATTTGAGGTAAAGATACCCCTGCATCTACCATTTCTGTGATAGCTGTCCTTCTCATGTCCATTAGTTGAAGGGTATCAGGTAGTCCTGCAGCTTCTCTAATCTCCCTGCCTATTGTACCTAACATAACTTTGTCGTATGGATCTTCCTTAATCTTTCCGTAGGCTATCTTAGGTGCAATGTACGGTTGGAATCCCATGTCCTCATGCTGTTTGACTAACAGGTCATGCAAAGAATCTGTTGTAGGTAACTCGACTCTGGCTCTTCTCTTGGACTGCTCTAGTTTTAAAACCTTATCATCGAAAGAATAGTTCTCCCACTTTAACTCTCTCATATCTCCTAGCCTTTGACCCCAGGTGTATGCCATGTAAACAATCATGCCCACACTTCTCCACTTGAACTCTTTAAATGCAACCTCAAGAAACTGTTTGACCTGTTCCTTAGTCCATGTCTCTTTCCTAGACCTGTGAGATAACTTAGCAATCAAAGCAAATGGATTATGGAAACAACTACCCACTTGAATACTAAAGTTAAATACCCTAGACATAACTGACCTGATGTGATTGGCAGTAGGCACACCTCTTTTCTCTGCCCATAGGTTGTAGTGTTGTTGTGCCGTAGGAGTATCGACTGTTATTACTTTAGTCCTTGCACCTACAGTAGCTATACAATTCCTTATCCATATAGCATAGTCTCTTTGTGTAGCAGGGGATAATCTTTCATAGGATAAAGACCCCATGTAATCATTGCATAGTCTTTCAAGTGTTACTACTTTTCTAAATCGTTCTTTGTAAGTCATAGTTTTCCCTTTCCTGTCTTGACTTTATTATTTCTCCATTTATGTTTCATCTTAGTGGCTTTCTTACGTCTTTTACAAGCCTGTTTATTGTCCTCTTGTACCTTCTTAACAATATCAAAATGAAACTGTCTAATACTATCAATTATATCTACCATAATATCTCCCTATGAATTTTTTATTTCATTTAAACCGCAAAAAAAGTTTTCTATAATCGCATCAGCTATCTTTTTATTTTCTACTGTGGTCGGTATACAATTCATTGGTTCTGAACTGTTGATATAAAAATATAGTTGTTGCATACCATCTGGGTAGGTGTGTATCTCTACACACCTGTTACCAGATTTTTTATAGGACACAAACTTTTTACTAATGTAGTCCTGCCAATCTAAGTTTTTATCTACCATGACTAAGCTGCCACACCTAAGAACTCAAACGCAGAACTATCAAGGACATCCTGTACATCTTTCTCCATACGAATCCCTTTGGAAGTCATACAGGTATCATTCTTCTTAGGCAAACTATTTACATGAGAAGACAAGTGAGTAAGAGTATTCAATACCCTATACTTGTTGTGACCCAATGCTCTGTAGTTGTCATAGAATCCTACAATCCTTTCAAGCAAAGACTCGTTAGGCTTGATGCCTGTCTTAGTCTTGTAGAATGCTACGTTATCTCTAAAGAATGAGATAGCTTGATTCCGTAAAACTTTGACCTCACGCATCTTATTCATGGCAGTTGCCTCATCTCTTAAATGCATAGGAAACTTTGAGGCTACTTCTCCCACAGTTTCAGGGTCACTAAATGTCGTATGCTTCTGAAAGATAGAGGAACCTTCCTTGTTACCTACAGATAACATACCATTCAAACAGGCTAGTCGGAGTACCATTGCTCGAATCTGTCTCAAGACAGTCTGGTCGTGAGAGTCCCGTAAGATAATCTTAGTACAGGCTTCCTCTCCAAGTTGCTTGTTGTAGTTCTCATTCGGCAACTTTAACTCCGCAGAGTAGGCTACAGGTTCTCCGATTCTATTGTGGATAATATTCCACATGACCTCTAATCCACTAAGGTCTAGTCCTGATTGAAGTAACCCTTCACTAAATGTCTCCCACATATTCTTGAAGTTGTCTACCCTGTGTCTAGACTTACCCGAACCAATGACACCATCGGTATTAGGATTGATAGTCCAGTACTGATTAGGTATCTTAATACCATTACGAACCTGTTGCTCTCGTACTGGTTTGAAGTCTAACTCCTCTGGAAATATAAAGGATAATCCTCCAGATGTTTTTACAAGTTGATTGGAAATTTTTATTGCTGACATATACTTCTCCCTATAAAGTTTACTACGTTAATTAAAGTACATACTTAATCATAAGACTTTTTTTCATGCTCGTCAAGTGATTCTTTAGCTTTGTATAACTCAATCTTTAACAAAGCAGCTTCCAGAATCTCCTCTAAAAAACAGACAAGTGCATTAGACTGATAATCTAGGTTGGACATTTCATTTATTAGCTTTAGTAATTTTTGTTTTCTAGCTAGTCCATGAAGGTCTACTCTATTAACTGTCCAATACA